ACGATAAGTGTTTGGTTGTAACGATAATGATAGGTCAAACTGACAGTCAATATCTAATACTTCTTCTGAAAATTCAGCTTGAGGGCGATCACGAATTGATTGCCTAAGGGTTTGTCGAAGAAGAGAATTCAATCTCTTTTTGAAATTTGAGGGATCAGCAGTGGTCAGTAAATGATTATACTTTTGATTTTTGAAAATTTTATACAATAGATCAGTCTGTGAATCAGGTTTCCTAGTGGATGAGTACTGTTCTTGTTGATTTCGCCAAGGTCCAATATTAAAGTCTTTATATTGTAATGTAGTTACATAAAAGAAGTTAATGTTGTCCCTAATATAACTTGTATTCTGAGGCAGCTGGACATTATCTCTATCGTAAAATTTTTCAGTATGTAAGCCTATGAACATGAATTCGGGGTTTCGTAAAATCTCTACAACATGATCGCTTATTGGTCTCTTAAGTAATTCAATTACTGTCGGGAATTCCCTACCATTAGGATCTAAAATTGTTCTGTAGTATGTTAACTCTTCAGAAACTTTTAGGGAAGCAATAGCGTTATAAGTTAAGGAAATTGTCTCTTCATTTAAATTATCCCCGTAAAGTGCGATAACTAAAGCAGAAATGCGTTTTCTGGATATTGACCAAGTACAATTATCAGAAAATTTTAAAAATGGAGTAGGAGTGAACACGGTTTCGTTATCAACATCGAAGGTATACAGTTGTGGAACGTTTAAATGCCTAGTGGCTGTCTTAGAACAAAAATACCTAAGTGGTCCATATGACTGTAACACCTTACCAGTACCCGCTTGTGGATGATATACGTAAATACCATCCGATGTTCGACCAATTCTTCCCGAAATTTGGTTGAACTCAAGAGGACTAGTAGGGCCTTTGACCATTTGATTACGATGATTACCAATTGTTTCACCTCCATCTATCAGACACATTCTACCAGGAAGATCAATTCCTTGATTTATAACATTTGTTGCAAGTATAACTTGAGTGGTAGGAATAGGAAGATGAGAATTATCAGAAGTCAATTCATAAACGGAACGTTTAGGAACTGATTCCTGAATACCCTCACGTAAGGAGGGAAAATCCTTGATGTAAGGATGTCGAACTATGATTTTGCCATCTGAATCAGTATATTGAGA